AGCGTCTGGACAGATAGTTCTTTCCATTCGCCTGCAACCTTCTTCTCGAAGCGAAGCATGGTGCTTTCGCCTCCGTACCACGTAACGCGATACAGACTCTCGCACTTAGGTTGATAGATCATCATGGTGTGGTGTTGATCTGTAAGCCACCCTCAGTGGGTGGCAATAACTGGACCAGGGTTTGCACCTGGCCACCCGCTTTGACGGATCAGCAGGAATACGCTTCGCTTGTGTATTGATCAAGATCTCGGCGCAAGTTCCATAAGGCATCGAGATGCTCTTTGTCAGCACCTTCGTAATACGCCTGGCGATAAGCGGTATGAACCGCTGACTCCAGTAGATCGATCTCCTCTTGCGAGAAGAAAAGAGTTTGTCCTTGCACAGGAAACTCCTGTTGTGCGGTACCCATCTCCGCTGTGGGTAATAACTGTGGGAGGGTTTGCACCTCCCAACCCGCTTTAACGGATCAGCCAATCAATGATGCGTAATACTTACGGGCACGTTCGATTGACATCGACGTGCACTGATCATTGAAGTCAACGTCAGCAATTTGGAACGCACGCTTGGTAACGTACGCAATATCTTCCTCGGGCTTGATAACAAACTCGAAGTAGAAGTTGTCAGTGACGAAAGCAATTGTGTCCATTTGATTTGATAAAATGAAAAGAACAAAAGCAGTTTAAAGACTTACTTAGGTCTCTTATATCTAACAGTCTTATCTGAAAGATCAGAGCGCGGGAATCTTAAGGAAAATTGCGCGTGAAAGTGAGGGAGACGACAGCTATTGACGCTAATTTTCTGTAAAAATCGTTAAGATTTACACATGAAATGTCAGAGTTCCCTGACTGTTCCTCCCTTGAATTCTTCTTTCTTCGTTCAACTCTTCCCCATACATACCCAACCCACCCTTTCTTTTTTTTCTATACGCATTCGCAGTCGGAACACATGTGTGAGATGCGTCAAGTAATTTTTAACCCAAATTAGGCTCTTAGGGGCCGCTTTTTACACATAAAAAATTTGTACTACACCACCCCTGGTAGCCCAAAAACAAAAATCAGGTTTTAAAAAAACTAAAAAAATTTATAACATAAAAAATGTCCGGAAAATCCGGACTTACCCCAAATTTCTAGCCCAAATTCTCGGGGTTAAAACTTAAATCCGCCTTCGTTTTTGGCAACTTTTTCTTTATAAGCTTTAGCAGCCATACTTGCTTCACCCATTCGTTTTACATCTGGACGTTGGCGAGCCAATTCACGGCGAGCACCACTAACAAAAGTTTGTACTTCCAAAGGGCTGTAGCCTTCTTTTATTTTTTCTTCAGCGTTATCTGCAATAGCAAGCAACGCAATAGCCCTTTCTTTCTTTTCGTCTCCACTGAGGTCCGTAATCATGGACGGATACAACAATTTCCTATGTATTTAGTTTATAGCACTGAAATTTTAAGCAGTAAAATATAAATATCTAATAAATACGCAAATAATAAGGTAATGATGCTCTCACCGGCAGATTATGCAGCCTATAGCCGCCAAACAGGGCGTGCATACCCCCAATCAGAAGAAGAAAGAGCGGAAATGTACGGTGAGGTCCGTGATTTTCGGGAAAACCAACTTAAATCACCCTCTGCATTAGAAACTGCAGGTCAAATTGCAGTTGGCGCGGGTGCATTAGCTGGTCTTGGTGGCCTCGCACTCAAATTACGTGGTCGTGGTAAAGATCCACGCATGACAGCTGCGACCCAAAGCAGTAAACGTGGGGTACAACAGGTTGATCTTTCTGATGTGCCTACTGTACAGCGTGTATCAAAGGTTGATCCAGAGTCTATTCCTACGGTTCCTTCTTCTAAAGCTGAAGTTTATAAAAACGTAGCTGCAAAACCTGAATCAGAGCTGCCTCAAGTCTCTCGTCCTCAGGGCGCAGTAGAAGAATCGATGCTTATTACTGATCCCAACACGGGTGAAATATATCGTCGGGGAGGTGGTCGTACGATTCGTGCTGAAGAATTACGTGATGAAGCTATTGCCAAAGTCAGAGATGAACAACCAGCAACATTAGTTGATATTCAAGAATTAAGAGAACCATTAGTTGTTGAACAGAATATTGAAGCTCTTGATACGGCATCTGACCAGGCAGCGGCACCGATCGAGCGTTCTCTGCAAAGGAATGAAGATGTTGACGTTGGATTAGCTCAGGCATTCTTAAATAACAAACGTGATCAGCTTGCGAGTAAGGGATTATCTCCAACACGGATTGAACGGAGTCTGGCTGCAGATCGTGCAACAGCGGAAGCTGCTGAACTTTACGCAAGTACTGGTGATCCTTCTGTCTTGCAAAGATTCTCTGATACACCTTCTTCACCAATTAAAGTTGAACCTCGTTCAGTCTTACCAGGGACTGATAGCCCCGTTGGTAGACAGAAAGCAAGTGATATGCCCGAGGGCGGTGTAGAGACCGGTAAATTATTCCGTAAAGCACCGTTCGGAGAATTTAAAGCTGACTTAGAAGATAAAGATATTGATTTAACAAATCGTATTTCAGAATTAGGTGTAGAGCAGCAAAATTTAGAGTCATTCATTGCAGGTCGCCGTGCTCAACTTGAACAAGACGACTTAATGTTGCGTTCAGCAATGGATCGCGAACCAACTGAGCAAGATTCTTATAGCAGAATGCTTGCAACGGTTAACAGTGAGTTACAAAATCTGCCAGATCCTAAAACATCAGACATTAAAGCTGATATCAATGATGCGGCTGCAGAACGTGAATTAGTACGTCGTCAAATTAAAGCAGCAGATGAATTAGGTCCTCAACAGTTCCTGATTGATCAGTCTGAAGGCTCTAGAGCGTTTTATGAAACGACGCCAGAAGGCGTTGTTATAGAAGAGACGTTAGAGATCCGTCCGGGCCGTAAGGCGATCGACGTGGTAGGAGGAAAGGGCGGAGGAAGGAGTACTGCAGAGTTTACTGCTGGTCAACAAGAACCTGACGTAGTTCGTCAAGTACGTGGTGTAAGGATGCGTGATTACGATGATGCAGGTAATCAAAAGACTGCATATCAAGATGATCGTACCGTTCAAGCAAAGAAAACGATTTATGGAATTCAAACTCCTAATGAAGAAATTAGTGCAGGACTAAGTCCTTCTCGTATTCCACAATCTAGTGTTGTAGAAGAGGGTTTACGTCAATCTGTTGCAGCTCCAGAAGGTGATGTTCCGATTCCGCCTCCGGAAGAGACACTATTTACTCGTAGTCAACCTCAACGTAGCCAAGATCCTTTGAAAGCATCTGAAGCAATAAGAAGAGCTAGAATCGAGGGTGATCGTCGTGATCCTCAATCAATACTTCGCGCAATGGGATTCGGAGTTTAATTATGTCTGAAAAAAAAGATAAGGAGTGGATTCAAAAAGCTGATATTAAAGAGGGAGCTTTTACAGCTAAGGCAAAAAAGCGTGGTATTACACCAGCACAACTTCAAGCTAATGTAGAAAAGAATCCAGAAAAATTTGATGAGAAAACTCGGAAGCAAGCACAGCTTCGTGAGACTCTTGTAAAATTAAACAAGAAGAAAAAAGCTAAGAAAGACTAATGCCTTTTGATAGTCGTCTTACTGATCCCAACGATTATATTGATGACGTACAAAAACGTTTTTACCGTAGTAAAAAAGTTGATTACGGTGAAGCGTTTAAGAAACCATCAACACAACCGCCTTTTACCGTCAACCGTTTTGATGCGTCTGATTTAAGGCGTAAAATCCAAACAAAGAAACCTGTATTAAATCCACGTCTTAACTTTGTTAATGACAATCCAGAACAATTTAAGTTGTTTACTGGATTACCTAGATTCGATAATAATAGACAAGAGTTATATGACTTTAATCAAGGTAGAGCAAATACATTAAGTGACTTTAGAACTTATGCGGAATACAAACCAATTTGGGCTGAGTTATATAATGTAAGTCCAACAGTTGAAAATCCATCCAAGAATCCTATGCCTAGGTCTAGCAACCCTGATCCTCAAGGTAATATTCAAGCTAGGGCAGAACTAGAAGCAAAGGCTGAATTTGAAGAAAACTTTACTGTTGCTGAAATAATGAGTAACAGCGATGATACTAGAGATAAAGATAAGCAGACTTAAAATAAAAACATTACTAGGGTCGTCATGGTAGCTGGAGCACTTAGATTAGCGGGTAAATTATTAGGCCCTAAAACTCTTAGGGCACTTGGTGGTAGTAAAGGTTTAAAAGAAATTGGTAGTGAAGCTTTAATCAGCGGTGGATTAAATACTGGACTCAGCATGATGGCTGGTGCAGATCCACTTACTGCATTGGCTTATGGTGGTGCTGATGCTTTAGCTTCTGCGGGAAGTCTTGGTTTAGTTCGAGGCATGCGACCTAAAGGCTATAGAACAGTTATCCAAAAAGGAAAGGATGGCCAGAAAGTACAAAGCAGGGAACGCATCCGTTCTAAATTAGAGATGCCTGTAAATATTGCAGCATCGGTTGCTTCTACTCTTCCAGTAACAGCATTGTTAGGCGCAGAGCAGGGAATTCAGGGTGCACAATCCAACCAAATTCTTCAACAACAAGCACAACGTGCAGCTGTAAATAATGCTCCTATTCAAGGTTTAGCGGGTGCATATATGCCGTTTACTAATTTACAAGAAGCTGTAGGCCCTACTCAGAATGCAATGCTCCAACAGTATCTAAATGATATGGGTAGAGGTCCTATTAACGATCCAGAAATGGAAGCAGCAGCTATTCAAATGCTTGGTCTCTAATTATGTTAGCTGGACTTAAAAAAGGTTGGCAAGAAGCATCAGCCATTATGGGTGCAATGGGTGACTATGGTCACACCATTTTACCGACTAAAGAAGGAAGGCAATTCTATAAACGTCTAGGTGAAAAAGGCATTACAGCTACAGAAACACCTTTACAACTGGCTGGTGCTTTAGGTGCCCGTGTATTAACTGACTTAGGTGATGATGCCACTCGTAAAGTTTATTGGCGTTATAACCATCCAATGGCTATTTCAGAAAAAGTAGCCGAAGGTGTAATGGGAGAAGATATCAAAAGATATACACAACCACAGAAGGCAGCGATTGGATTAGCTGCAGTCGGTGTACCAGTTAGCGCATCCCTTGGTACATACGACATTACTAATCTTGCTGAACTTGGAAGACCTAAAGGTTTTTCTCAAACTTATGCAGAGACTGGATCTGAAGATCGCCGTGAGACCGGTCAGGTTGGCCCTGAGTTGGTTGATCGTTTTGTTCTTGGACGCCAGGGTCGTCCATTAAAATTTGAGACTGCTAAAGAAGATATTCCTGATTTAACAAAACGACGCTATGCAAACTATATGAACTTTCTTTATAACGAGAAAGGTCCCCTTGGGGTTGGTGTAATTAAGGGAACAATGGAGAACTTACAAGGTGAGCCAGAAGCTCGTATTGTTGGTTTCCCTGTTGGTCTTCAAGCTGCAGGTGCTCTGGTTGGTGGTGCTGGCACAGCCCGTGCAGTAATGGGTCAAGCTAGTAAAAAACAACCTCGCGTTAAAGCCCGTACTGTTGCAGGCGCTAGTGCGGCGGGTGCATTGGCAGGTGCATTGGCTGGTAAGTTTGCTAATCGAATGATTGCTGCTGCAGGTCAATCTGATTTACCGACTACTCAAGAATATGGAGTGAGTTAGTTGAGATAGAATTTAAAGAGGCAATATAAGAATTTCAAGGATATGTTATACGATCCTTATGCCACAACTAATTTAGGCGGGGTAGGTTCTCCCGCTGGTGGCATTCCTGGCGCACCTGGTAATCTCGGCGGAGTTGGTGGACCTGCTCCTCGCGGTAGTATTCCAGCTGTTAGTTATACAGCACAGATTGATCCGCAGGCAACGATGTTAGATCGTGTTAAGTCAAGGGTCCAAAACGTTACGAACATGGCTAGTAATAAAGGCCAAAGACTTACAAAAGCTGTACAACAGAATCGTAACTTGTTGATGAGCCGTGGTGCACTTCTTGGTGGTGCAACTGTTCTTGCTACTGGCGCTCTTCAAAGTGGAATTGAAGAAATGCAAGAGGGCAATGCTCCAGGTGGTCTTGCAAACATTGCAGCTACTGGCGGCGGCTTAGCTGCTGCTGCAGGAATTGCTAGCAGGGTTACGAATCCTTTGGCTAAAGCAGGTGTGATGGCAGCTGGTGGTCTCCTGGCAGGTGGTTTAGGTCAAGTAGCAGAAGAAGGTGTAGGCCGCATTACCGGTAAAGGTAAGAGTCAAGGTGCAGCACGTACGCGCAATATCAAAGAAGCTGAAAACCAGGCTGAAGTCCAGGCTATTCTTCAAGGTGGGCAGATGGGTACTTATGTAGCTGGCATTAATGACATACAGCAAAATGCAATGAATACAAGGCTTGAAGAATTCCAAAGACAAATTCCGTTGATTAATCAACTCCAAAATGCTCAGTTGGTTCGTCAACAAGCACTGAATGCTTCTAATGCTCAGAACTATATGCAAATGGGTGTTGTTGCTACTGCAGGTAAGATTGCACAGCAACAAGTGCGTGAGTCCGGAGCAAATCTCCGTACTGCAATGCAGGCTAATCCTTATGCAGGTTCTGTTCTTCAGGCTCCTAATATCAGCTTCTGATCATGGCAATTCCACAAGGCTTTTCTTTAGGCACTCCAGGTTTAACTGGATATATGGATCCTGCTTTGGCTGGTGGTTTCCGTGGAACTCAGAATCAGAGTGCATTGGCGCAAATGTATAAAAATACTACAAACGCTGGTGCAGAAGCAGGGATGTCAATGATGCCCCCTGTTGGAACTAATATGAGTCCGCCATTAAATCCTTTTCAACAACTTGTAGAAAGTTCTGTTTTTAAAAATTTGCCGCCTGAAGAGCAAGGTAAACTTCTTTCTAATCAACTTTATACTTCTCAGATTGGCAGCATTATGGATCGCCAAGATGTAAGGAGTAAAGAAGAACGAAAGTGGTATGAAGAGATGATGCTACGTCGTGCAAAAGAACAACAAAAATTAGGTTGGCAATCTAACTTGATTGGTTTTGCACTTAAAGAACTTCCAAGGGTTCTTACAGAACCAGCACGTCGTCGTAATCGTTATCTTGATGATCTTGTTTTAGGTACACCAGGTATTGCTCAACAAGCTTTCCGTGGTGCAACTGGACAAGCTACTGGTGATTATAGCTTGCTGTAAAATAAAGTTATGGTGGCAACATCTACTAATCTCGGTTTTGGCACCAACTTTTTGAACCAAACTGCTGGCGCTAATACATCAGCATTTTGGGATCCTTCATCAATGGGATCTACATGGAATATAACACCACCGTCAACGTCAGCATCAACAACAGCATCAACCGCAGCATCAGCAGGAGGTAGTATGGCTTTTCCATGGATGGCAGCAGCAACTGTTGCAGCTCCTGTTCTTAGTGGTCTTTTTGGGGGTTCTGCAGCACGCTCTCAACGTGCAGGTGCACAAGAAACACTAGGTGTTCAGTCTGCTCTTCAACAAGATGCGCTGTTAGCTGGTTTTGGTGCCCAAGAACGAGCTAGGGATAATGAACGCAATCGTCAGTTAGCCCGAGGTATTGATCAATTAAACTTAAGGAATACTGCTCCTTATCTTGCTGATATGTCACGAACTGCTGGCTTTGAGTTAGCGGGACGAGGCTTCAGCCCAGCACAAGTTTCACAATGGACTGACATGTTTGGAGGATATTCGTAATGATACTAGGTAGTTTATTTGGTGGTGGCGGCGGCCCTAAGTCCCCGAAAGAAATGGGCTATAAACCCAGCTCAGGATTTCAAGCTCTAATTGATTATAAGGGTACTCCTTATAATGCTAGAGAAGCAGCTGGATTTAGCGATACCTTATTTGATGCTGTAACTGCAGGCTCTCTTGATCCTGGTACGGCTTTATCGATGGTTGAGAGCCGCATTCAGCCAGGTAGTGGATATTACAAGTCTAAAGAATTTAAAGACTTGTTGGATTATCGGATGGACGATGAACGTGCCCGTGGAATTATTGGCGATGCATTTGCCACTAATTATTTCAGACCAGGAAAACGAAAAGAAATTGAAGCTTTTTATCTAGCTGCCGAAAATGCAGGAGTAACGGGTAATCCTAACGAGCTGCGTAACTTTATGACACAACGTCTGGCACGCACTCCTGAAGGAGAATCAAAGCGTCCTTTTGATGCCTTTCAACTTGAAAAGGCTGCTTATTACGGTGCTCCGGTTAGAGATACTGAAGGGAGGAACCTTGGTCAATACGCAGTTTTTGGACGTGGTGAAGAAGGTGCAAAACGTGTAGCAGAGGCTAGATCAAAACGTGATGAAGCTGATGATTTTTTAAAGAACCAGCTTGCTAAAATGGGCATAGGATAATTTAAAATTAAATCAGGAGATATTTAATTATGGGCAAAGAAAATAAAAAAAATAAAGCTATAGAAAAATGCGGAGGTAAACTAGCATTAAAAGCTGCTCAAAAATGGGCTAAAGAACAAGGAAAAAAAGCCCCTAAGAAAATTAAAGATTCAAGTGACTATAGTGCTATTGTTGCTAATTGCAAAGCACACCAGCAGCAAAAACAAAATAATCCTCCAAAACAAACAGGACCAAAAGGTCCAAAAAAGAATGCTGATGTTACAGATACCTTAAAGAATCAAGATAAATATGCTGGTTATGTTGACGGGGAGGGGTTAACCCCTGCTGAGTTTGATCTTTATCGTGACACACAGATACAAACATTAATTGGTGATCAACAAGCGTTATTACAAGGATTACGTAATGAAGCACAGAATTTAATTAATGAAACTTCAACAAAAAATATACAGATTTCAGAAGATGCTGCTACAACACGTCAGCAGTATGCTTCAGACGCTGAAAAAGAATGGCGTAAATATCTAGGTGATATTAGTTATGACACTGCTATTGATAAGGCAAAAGTTGAAGGACAATATGCTTTAGATTTACAAGATATTATTAATCAAGGCAATTTAGATGTTGAAACCACCAGAGGGGGTTTTGCAGAAAGCGTTGAAAATATTAGGGGTGGTTTTGCAAAAGACATTGAAAATATTAGAGGAGGCTATCAGAAAGAAATTGCTAAAACCAATCGTGACGCGACTATCTTTGGTAATTTCGTTGCTGGTTTTTGGAACTAAAACCAATAGTATAATTAAAACAAGATCTTATTTTTAAGACATGACTTCTACTCCTACTAGTGGTGATTCAGTTAATTTAACTGATTTTCAACAACTTCTCGATAAACTCGAGGAATCTAAAATGCGTCAGAAACGTCAAGAATCTGTTGAGGGACGCCGTAATGTGTTCGCTCAAGGTCTTGCTAACGTTATGACTAATTTCTAATTTTTCATTTGTAATAGGCCATGACTAGCAGCTTTACTGTCTCAGGAACAACTGATGATGATTGGTTTGATCTAAATAAGTATAAACAAGCTGCTCAAGTGGCCTATGACTTCTCTATTGGGAAGATGAGGACAGAATGTGAGGAACAGCGTGAAGGTATTAAAACTACCGGACAAGAAGCACGGGACACTGAAGCTAGCCGTGCAGCTGAACAACGTGCAACAATAGGTACAACAGGAACTCAACAACGTGAAACCCTTGGAAAACAAGGAGAAGAAGAACGGCTTTCCCTTGGAAAACGTGGATTTGAAGAAAGAGAAACTATCGGTAAAACCGCAGAAGAACAGCGGTCCAGAGATCGACTCCTCCAGCAATTCAAAGATAGAGAAGAAGCCAGGGATCGTGGACAAGCCCTCGAGGGATATCGATTCTGATATCAACGTCAAAACCTTTGACTATTGGGTAGATAATCTGGATAGCGCGACCAGGGAATCTTTTCATGCTTTTGCAGAAGATACCTTTTCTCCTATCCAGGTTTATCTTTATGCCAAGTTTATTGGTTATGATGGCAGCATTATTTGTGTTGATGATTGGGTAAAAGTAACTTATCCCAAACCTAACCATCACAAAGTCCTATTGCATGAGATCAATGAAATGCAAGAAGACATGCGTAAGTTACGAGAAGATGTAGAAAATATGACTGTTAAACGTGATGCAGGTGTTGCACGTATTGCACAGATGCAAAAAGAATTACGTGGCACTATTGCACAAGTAGAATCTTTTGTATCTTCTAAAGATCGTAAAGGTTTGCTGATGGCAGGAGCTGACAGAGCTATTCGAGAGCTGGGAGCTGTATTTAAAGATGACCCAATCGAAGGGCCTTTGCAAGAAGCTGCAATGTCTGTGTGGGCTAGAATTCAATTTGAAGATTGAGTAAAACTTTGGACGAAGAACAGTTTGGTGTTGACATTCCAATGGAGCGTCCTTTTACCAAGGAATCGCTCAATAATGTTTTACAAACTATTGCTAAAAATAGGCGTATTACACCTGGGTTTAATAACTTTAAGCAAGTTAATGAAATTCCCATGGATGGTAACCCATATCCAGACCAGCCTTTAGCTGGTAAATATATGTAATGGAACTTCTTAAAGTAGTAAAAGCTAACACTGACGAAGGAGCAGTGGCTAAACAAAAAATTGATAAAGCTATTAAAGCTTCTAAAGCAGCCAAGAAACACAAGTGTAGCTGTGGAAAGTAAGCTACTATTTAAATAGTATTGAATTTATAAAGTGCCATCACATCTGCATCTTGCGTATCGTCGCAACGCAAAAGCTGCGGCAGCTAATCATCGTATTCGCAAGACAGATCAAGAAGATATTTATAAACAGGCTAGAGAAGATTTTAGTTTCTTTTGTGAATTTGTTGCAGACAAACCACCAGCTGAACACCATAAAGAATGGCATAAGCAATTAGTAACAGGTGAATCAAGTTCTTGCTTACATAAAATTGCTGGACCTAATATTGATTTACTTGGTCCTCGGGGATCAGCTAAATCAACTGTCCTTGGTTTATATACTGCCTGGGCCATTGGTATCCACACCATGGCACAGCAACCATTGCAGATTCTTTATCTAAGTTATACCGTTGATATTGCTCGTTCTAAATCAGCCACAATTAAACGCATCATTGAATCCAAGAAATACCAGAACGTATTCCCTAAAGTTAAGCTACTGAAAAATGTAACCAGTAATGAGTACTGGTCTATTGATCATAAATTTGCAGGTATTGATACTACAGGTGAAGAACAGTTCACATTATGTGCTGCTGGTTTGAAAGGCTCAGTGACTTCCAAACGTTCTCATCTGGTTATTATTGATGACCCTGTAAAATCTGCTGCGGATATTGGTAACCCAGATATTCGCAAAATGATGCAGGACAACTGGAATGCAGTGATTGCACCGACGATGTTTGAAGGAGGCCGAGCGATTTGCTTGGGTACGCGATTCCGTCATGACGATATCCACTCCACAACGTTTTGCCCAAATAACAACTGGATGCAGATTGTCCTATCAGCGATCTTAAATAACCCGGAGACAGGCGAAGAAGAGTCATATTGGCCCGAGATGTGGTCTTTAGATTACCTCAAGGAGAAGAAGCGGCAAGCCCCTATCGCTTTTTCTTTCCAGTACATGAATCAAATCGTTAGACAGAATGAGTTGTCTCTTGCGCCTGAGCTACTGGTTAAAGCTGAGATTGCCACTGAGTTTGATTGTTTAGGTGTTGGGGTTGATTTATCTGCTGGTACTAAAGAGAAAAATGACTATACCGTAATGGTGTTAGGTGGTCGTATTGGTGACAAGATTCATATTATTGACTACCGCAGATTGCGCGTTATGGGTAACTTGGAAAAACTAGATGAAATGAAAGATTTACTAAATGACTGGTCAGTAATTGGCCGTCAAGAAAATGGTTTATATTTTCCAACTTATTCGACATGCGACATTTGGTCAGAAGCAGTACAGTATCAGGCTTCTTTAGAAGCTGATTTTAAAAGAGTTTGTTTGCAACAAGAGAATCTTTATAATTTAATTTGGCATCCTGTAAAAGGCTTTCGCTCAGATAAATTGGCACGCTTTAGGGGAATTATGGGAATGTTTGAAGATCGTAAAATAGTGTTTAACAGGTATCGTAATTTTACGACCATGTTTGAAGAATTAACTAACTTTGGTGTTAGTTCACATGATGATTGTGTAGATGCCTTGGTGTGGTTGGTTAATGGTTTAATGCGCCGAGGAAAACTTCAAGTTGATTATTAATGGAACAATTTATTGCTTTAGCTATCGCAGCAGTTTCAGGAGCTGGTTGGTTCACCGGAAAAGTTTTTGGGCGCATACGTCAACTAGAAGATCGCATTGATCGTTTACCTCTTGAGTATGTATTAAAGCAAGATTATATACGTGAGATGGAAAGAATGAATGTCGAATTTAGCGAAATTAACAATAAGCTTGATAAACTTGTGGAAAGATTACTATTGCAATGAGCTATTACGTAGAGTTAGAAGAAGACACTAATGGAGAGCTTTTATTTAAAATTCCAGAAGAAGTAATTGAGACTTTAGGTTGGGCAGAAGATGATTTGATGACTTGGGATTTAAAAGGAGACGGGATTGTGTTACAAAGACTGAATAGTGAATCAGGCTATGAACCTATAGAATAGAAAAAAAGTTGCGGACAAATGTTTAACTACGGCTTAGGAATGACCCAAGGCGGAGGAATGGGAAACCTCGGTGGACTTGGTGGTGGCTTATTGGCAAATATCTATGGTGGTCCACAACAAGGACAAGCCCAACCTGAAGGAGAAGAAGTACAGCAACAGGGTTCTATGATTCCTGGCATTGGCGGAATTGCTGGTCAGATTACTGGTCTAGGTCCTAAGGCATCTGACACGATGGGGAATATGGGTGGTTTAGGTGGTTTGATGGGTGGTGGTGTGGTAGGTCAATTTATGGACCCAATGACTGTTAAGAGGGTTTACTGATGAATAATTTAATGGGTTTTGGTAATCCTGCACTTAGTCCAGGATTAAAGTTAACTCCTGAATTAGCCGGTCGTTACGGAGGTATTTCAGATTTGCTGTATCGACCAGATCAAGATTACGGAAGTATTTCAGATTTGCTGTATCGACCAGATCGAGATAAAGCTGAAGTTCAATTATTAGGACAAGCGCCTAGTTTTGAAATTCCGCAAGGCCAAGGTCGTAGTACTGATTATAGTATTTACAATGATCCACGTATGCCTGGAGCACGTAAGTTACGAAGAAAATTAGAAGGCATCCTTGGATTACCTCGGTATGAATTCCCGCAAGTTTAATGGCACAAGACGATTCAAAATATACAAAACCAGGTCTACGCGAATCAATTAAAAAGCGTATTACAGCTGGCAGCAAAGGTGGCAAACCTGGTCAGTGGTCTGCACGAAAAGCGCAGCTCGTTGCTTCCGAGTACAAGAAAGCTGGTGGCGGGTATAAAGGCGGAGAAGGAAAGAAACAAAAAGATCTAAAGAAATGGGGTAAAGAGGATTGGCAGACCAAAGATGAATATGAAAAAGGTAAAAAAGCAGCTAAAGCTGCTAAAAAATACAAGGAGAAAAAGTAATGCCTTTATTTAATCTTGCTGGTAAATTTCAAGACCTTTATAAAAAAGCTGATGAAGCTGTAGGTGGACTATTACCTGGCGGTGGTGTGCCTATCAAGTCAGAAATCTTAAATAGGTTAGATCCGAATGTAAACCTTGCCTATCGTTATATGACTGGCATGGGTATAGATGATTTGGAATTATCACCTGAGTTCAAACAAGGAGCTGTTGATTTAGCAATTAGTCCAGGTCCAGAAACAACTTATTTAAATAGAGACGGTACACCTGCTTACAAAAAAAAGGCAAATCCAACACCAGGAGAAATTTTACCAGGAGAAACAAGAGATGTTAATTCCTATAGATCTGCAGGAATGCTTGCTCCTTATGTAGATACGGTAGGAGGACCTTTTGGTGGTGCCCGTCCCTTAGACAGAGAACGTGAAGCGGCTCCCTATCGTTATAGTTTAGGACGTTATAACGTAACAGGAAATCCTGATTCATATACAGTTACTGATAAATATGATTTTGTTAATGAGTTTGAAAATCCTGAATTAATGACGCCAGGAAGAAAACCTTTAAAAGCATTAGGTGCAACAGCAATGGGATTTATGGATCCAAGTAGCTTTGTACGTGCATATTTATACGCGAGAGATGTACCACCTAAACCCTTAGACATTAATTTCACTGTACCTAGATATCAAGGAGAAAAGTAAATGAAAAAAGAAATTAAAGATCTAAAAAAGATCCAAAAACAATTGCGTGGTAGTGCCAAGATGCATGCTGCTCAAGCAGATAAGATCGAAGGCGTAATTAAGATTGCAGGAAAATATATGAATAAATAACAGAGTGTCAGCTCTGTTAAAATAAATAAAAAGATGAAAACACGTTAAAAATTAAGTCATGGCTAATAGTCCTAAGTTTTCTGATTTATATGG